GGTTTAGGATATAAAGAATTTACGACAGGTGACGTCCTCACGGCTGCCGACGCTAATGGCTATCTAGCCTCTCAGGTGGTTATGGTCTTTGCTGACTCTGCAGCTCGTACCACAGCCATCACTAGCCCACAGGAAGGCATGATCTCCTATCTAAAGGACACGAATGCGACTCAATATTACTCAGGCTCAGCGTGGGTAACTATCGGGGGATCAGCGTCACCTCTAACTACCAAGGGCGATCTTTACACATATTCAACCGCTGATGCTCGCCTAGCAGTCGGCACGAATGGACAGATACTTACAGCAGACTCAACAGCCGCGACAGGACTTAAGTGGGCAACAGCCGCAGGCGGAGGCGGTAAAGTCTTGCAAGTCGTATCAGCAACTACTACCACAACGGTGACAAATTCGACGACTACTTACAGCGACACAACTTTGACCTGTAATATCACACCTAGTTCTGCGACAAGCAAAGTTTTAGTCATGATCAGCCAAAACGGCGGACAAAAAACGGCGGGAAATGCGGGAAACGGTCTTGACATACAGGCTTACAGGGGCGCGACAAGTCTAGGATATTTGACAACCGCCGCCGCTTATACAAACACCGCCGTGATTTTTACTGGCATGAGTTTTTCTTTTATTTACCTAGACAGCCCAGCAACGACTTCTGCGCTTACATATAAAACGCAAATGAGAAACAGAGTCGTACAAGCGTCAGTTTCAATTCAAGAAGGTAATGAAACTTCATCGATCGTACTCATGGAAATAGGTGCATAATGGCTAAGGACTACGAAGTTTTAGGAATGCTTATTCCGCAAGGCGGTTGGGTTATTACTGGCGAAGGTTATGAAAATATCGACTTTTTAGAATGTGACCCAATTACCAAAGAAGAATTCGAGGCAGGATTTGCTAAGTACGATTCTTTTAAGGCCGGGCAGGACGCTAAATTGGCAAGCGATAAAGCTGCACTACTTGAGCGTTTAGGAATTACCGAAGACGAAGCAAAACTTCTGCTGGGATGAAGCCCGTACTATGCAAGGCTGGTCAACAGTTACGCGAACAGTTCGATGACACCTTCCCAGATCGTGATCGGCGTTCCGATGGCTGGATCGGCGATCTCCGTCATTCAGCGCGTCCTAGTGATCATAACCCTGATTCAGCGACAGGGGTGGTTCGCGCCATCGATGTCGATCGAGATGTACATAAGTCAGGCAAGCCCGATCTCATGCCCGATATTGCAGATCAGCTTCGACTCGCGGCCAAGGCAGGTGAGAAGCGAATCTCGTACATCATCTTTGCAGGACGAATTGCATCGTCTCGCATGGGCTGGCGCTGGCGCAAGTATTCTGGAAGTAATCCACATAACGCGCATTGCCATATCTCTTTCAGTAAGCAAGGCGATCAAGACGGCTCTTTCTTTAATATCCCGTTACTAGGAGGCACAGCATGAACATGAAACATCCAGCACTAATCGCAGTAGGCGCATTCCTAGCAGTATGGGGAACTACTTCTAACTTCGATCTGAACTATCGTTCAATCCTAGGCGCAATAGTGGCAGGAGTATTCGGATATGCGAGCCCCAAAAAGTGAGCCAAGAAAACTTTTTTACCCTTTACTTTGCTAGCCTTGCCGTCATTGGTGGCCTTGCAGGCTACGTCATCACTCACTTACTGTCCGAAATTAAGCGACTCAACTCGCGTGTCGATGAGATCTACAACATACTCTTAGAGCGATAATTTTTACATGACAAAGAAGAAGGTTATCGACCTAGACACTTACAACGCTCTCGATGCTTACGCTATATCTATGCATGAGTTCTATAAGTCTCTACGCCGTGCCGGGTTCGCTGTTGATCTCTGCCTTGCGATTATCGTAGAGAGATCCGCTTATCCTGACTGGCTTCTCCCATCGATCCCCGACCGAGTGGATCGCCTACCTTATGAGGATGACGAAGAGGACTAATGAAGCGAATAGTCATAGTGAGCGACCTACAGGTTCCGTTCCACGATCGACACGCAGTTAAGAATCTAGCCAGTTTTATTAGCAAGTTTAAGCCGCACGAAGTAGTGACGATAGGGGATGAAATTGACTTTAACACCATCTCAAAATGGTCAGAAGGCACACCCGAAGCCTATGAACAGACGCTTGGAGACGATCGCGATGAAGCTGTTCAAGTACTTTACGATCTACAGGTAACCCAGACGATTCGGTCTAACCACACAGACCGCCTTTACAATCAGATCATGAGGAAGATTCCCTCATTCCTATCCTTGCCAGAGCTTCGCTTCGAGAAGTTTATGAGATTTGATGAGCTAGGAATTACCTTCCATAAAAAGCCATACAATATCGCGCCGGGCTGGATTGCAGTACATGGAGATCATACGCCTATCAAGTCACAGGGAGGGCTCTCAGCCCTTGAGGCGGCTCGTAGGCACGGCAGGAGCGTTATCTCGGGTCATACTCACAGGGCAGGCAGATCGTCCTTCTCAGAGGCCTCTGGAGGCCGTATAGGGCGCATTCTGCATGGCGTCGAGGTTGGCAACTTGATGGACTTTTCTAAGGCAAGCTACACAAAGGGCTCGGCTAACTGGCAACAGGCATTCGCCATCATGTATGTCGAGGGTAAGAATGTACAGGTTGATCTGATCTACTTTGAGAAGGATGGAACCTTCGTAGTGTCTGGGAAGCGCTACGGCCGAGCCAGATAATCGTTATCGTTTCGTTATCAAAATCTTTGGATTTTCCCCCTTAGGGCGTGAGATGGTTATCCCATGAACGAAGGGCGTTCATAAAGGGAGAACAATGACAACACATAAGATCTACACAGAGAAAGTTAACGGCGGAGTAATTGCCGAGTGCCGTGATGAGAGCTGCGCTTGGGATGCAAAGCATTCATTCATGAAGTTCGATAAAGTGACTAGAACTTCATCTCCAGCAACCGATGCAGTATTTCCTAATCGTAAAGTAGCAGTCGAAGCCTTTGCATCTTTCCATGCTAATTCATTGGTCGGTGCATAATGTTCGATACAGTTACGCAAGACGTTATAGCTCTTATCACTATCTCGGCGCTATGGTTTCACTTTGGCCGGTCGATCGGTATTCGTGTAGGTTATCTCAAAGGCCGTAAGGCCGTCAGAGATTACTACGAAGCCAAGGACAAGGTGAGAGTGTGAAAGCGAATGATTTACTTAACGAAGCAAAAGCAGTTATACAAGATCGTGGAATGGACTACGGACACCCGTCAGACAATATGTCCCGAACCGCATGCCTCTGGTCTGCATTCCTCCAAATGCCTGTTACTGACTATCAAGTGGCGTCATGCATGGCATTGGTCAAGCTCGCTCGAAGTATGGAGTCGGCAAAAGTCGATACATACATCGACGCTGCAGCATATATGGCAATAGCAGGGCAACTACACACAGAGGAGAATGAGTTATATGTTTAATTTAGAAGATTATGAGACAGTAGAAGAGCGTCTAATTAAGTTTTGGAAGGATCATCCAGATGGCCAGATACATACAAAGCTCATGGAACACACTACTGGCCGATTCATCGTCGAGGCTTCGATATATCGAACAGAAGCTGATAACAGGCCATGGACTACAGGCCTCGCAGAAGAGACAGTACAAGGCCGAGGGGTTAATGCTACTTCTGCGCTTGAGAATTGCGAGACTTCTGCTATTGGTCGTGCGCTTGCTAACGCAGGATATGCAACAAAGGGAAAGCGAGCGTCACGAGAAGAGATGGTCAAAGTTAATAAGTCGAATGAAGTAAAGGCTAGCATCGATGAAGTAAAGGTTAAGATGGCTAGTACATCTGGCGAATACATTCCAGTAGTAAAGGAGGACGATCCATGGACTACCAAAGCAGCGACTATGCCTCCCACAATGGGGGAAGCTGTATCGATGGTGAAAGAGATCATTGGAGGCCAGACAGAGAAGGATATTCCACAATGCCATCATGGCGAAATGATGTGGAAAACTGGCACAAGTAAGGCTGGTAAGCCTTGGGGTCATTTCAAATGCACATCAACGCGGATCGATCAATGCAAAGATCCGATTTGGTATGAGATTGCCCCAGATGGTACATGGCAACGCCAGAAGGCGAGAGTTTAATGGGAAAACTACAGTTTATGAATCAAGACGGGGAATGGGAGTCATTTCCTACAGAAGATGAGATTGCACGATCTAAAGAAGTGCAGGCTATTTTAGAAGAGTTTACGATGATGACTAGATGTTGCTTATGCAATGAAGCGATTCCAGTATCAGAGATCAAAGTGAACTTACAGAGTAAAGCCTGGTCATGCAGAAAGTGTCATGCGGTTAATGGCCTCACAAAGCCGTAAATACCGGGGATTCTCTACCGAGAGAACTGTAGCCCGTTACCTTTCGGAATGGTGGGCTCACGCGGACATCGGTCGAGGGGCTGGAAAAGACATAACCCATGTTCCGTTCGACATGGAAGTTAAGGCTAGATCGGCGTTCCAGCCAAAGGCGTGGATCGATCAGGTCACCAAAAGAGCTAGTAAGTCCAATGACTTGCCAATCGTGGTGTGTCGCTTGAATGGCCAAGGAGAAGCTAATCCTCAGGATTATCTGGCCTTTATGCGGCTTGGTGATCTGGTCGATCTATTGCTTAAGTCAGGTTACGGGGATTTTAAGGGTGATCGAGATACACTAGAGCCCATGCGTTGCAAGATGTGCGGCGCTTGGGCGTTCACGCCTACATGTAAGACGTGTGAGGTTGATCCAGATGCCGACTTATGAGTTTGAGTGTGACAATGAGCAATGCGAATCTAATGCCAGAATCGAGCAATGGATGAGCATCAATGAGCCTCATGATCTGGAATGCCCATTCTGTCACTCATCTATGCATAAAGTTTACTCATCGGTAGGAGTTTCCTTTAAGGGCTCTGGATTCTATTCTACGGACAATCGATGAGCGACACGCCTCTGAACAGGACTTTTACTAACCTGCTTGACACGTCTGGTACTCTCAGGGCTAGAGCCCATCAGGGGCTCACACCGAGCCGCTCGCGGATTGCTCGGGGGGTAGCCATCGTTATTGGGATATCTCTATCTATGGCAATGCCACTAGATGCTAAGGCGAATGACCTAGCAATTAAGCAGCTAAAAGAATTGGCTAACTACCAACTAACAAATAAGCAGTATGCATGCCATAACGAGATAGTGTATAGAGAGTCTCGATGGAACCATAGGGCAGTAGGTAACCTCAATGGTACTAAGCAGGTG